TTTGGCTCATTAAATTTTGCCAATGTGGTATTAATTTGTTTTTGTCCATTAACAAATTTAGGGGGACGTGATGATCTCTCACCAAATTCCACTTCAATCTGCTTATTTCCATTCCTAAAGTAGTAATCTTCAGCACGAGGCTTATACAACTGGTTTGCCGCATCAACAACTACTCCCAAAGAAACAATGGGCGATGACTGCGTCTCTAAAACGTCAGTTACGTAGGATGTTTCTCCATCAGCAATATAAAGGCCCTTAAGGTTATTCTTAAATACGGGCTCTGCTGGGTTAGAAGAAACGAAAATGGAGGACTCGGCCCTCAAGGTCTGTCGAGCGCTATCTAACATGGATTGATCCAAAGCTAAACAGTACCAAACATTAGAGCAACAACCGGCAATATGAATACCGATAATACTATTATTATAAATCAAGGGTTGTCCGCAATCTCCTTCCGCAGAAGTATGATATTGGGCCCTACATTCATAGACCATTTGGGACTCCCACCCACGTTGGGTTTGATAACGAAGAGGATTTCGGAGCATTCTGACGCGAACGCCAATTTCCTTGTACTCTCCGGTATTACAATCCTTGTGAAGGTAAGTTCCGGCGCAATTTTCAGGCAGAGTTCCTGTTTCAGCGAAATACTTCGTAAAGTCTTTGCCGGGAGGAACATTAGGTAAGTGTACCAATGCTGCATCAGATTGCTTGTTTTGTCTCAAAAGACCCGACCGTTTCATAAGCGGAGTAATGTGAGAAGAAGGCAAGGAGAGGTTCTTATATGTCGCACAAGCATTAGATGCATTTGGCGTAATTAGAATATCTTGCTCACCTTCGAGTGAAAGTGCATGGAGTGGGATAAGTCGTTCAGATCCAATAGGTAAACATTTCACCTTGGACACTTGACCATCCGCTCCAATAATACTAGCCATACTAATGTGCTTTCCTATTTCCGCTACCACTTGGGCTTTGGTCATGGAAACAGCTGTACTAGCTGGTCTAGGTTTTTTAAGGAAGTACCCTATACTATCAGAGTTCGTTTTCTCCGGGGGATCAACGAAATCTTTGACTGTAAGTTCGGGTTCCTCATTAGTTACACTCCTCTCCACCTTATCCTCAGAATGCATAATAGCTTCAGAGGCAGCGGTGAGTGATCTATATAACACACTAAGAG